CACACATACGAAGTATCTTATTAAAATCATCGGGATAATTCTCCTTAATATATGCGCGAAGTTTATCCCACTCATCGTTAATTTCTTTGTCTACATCAATTTCTTTTGTCATCCACATTCTCCTGTAAAGAAGCTGCTATATCTTGCAGTATTAACCCCATACCGTGTAGTTGCTCATCTCTAACGTCACCATCGCGTGTCATAAGGTCACCTATACGTTTTAACTGTAGGTACTTCATAACCTCCAGCGTCAGCGTAGCACTTGACATAGCAGCAGGGCTATTAAGCATAATCCCGCCATCTTCACCTTCCAATAATTTCAGGCGTATATGAGTTAGCCATGAATATACCGCGTGTATATCATCCGTATCGATATCTCGGGGGTCGCGTTCTAGTTGATTAAACAAAGTTCCCATTATCCACATTCTCCATAAGATTTTCCGGTACCGGATTCGCAGTTGATAGGTAGACCCTTGGCCCAAGCGGGCGTCCAACGCATACATTGTTCGATGAATACCTGTGCCTCATCGACCTCTTCATCCTTGACACAACACACTACAGAGTCATGCACTGTGAGGACGACACGGTACTTCTTGGCAATTTTTAGCATCTGCTCACCGATGATGCAACGCGCCACGGCCTGACAGACATTCTCTATGACTTTCCCCCCATAAATATCGGTACGTCCTTTCCTTGTTTTGTACGTGAACGTAACGTTTTCATCCACTTGTTCGAATTGCAGATCGTCATAACGCAACAGTAACCCAGAGGGTAGTCGTATCGCAGTTTCCTCCGGTACGATCTCAAGAACACCCCCCACCCCCAGTTCGGTTTTTTCATTTTTGGTCAGCCCCACCAGGGAGCGGTGAGCATCACGCCATAACTTGTTTATCTTCCAGTTGGTATCACGGTAGATCTTGATGACCCTCCGTGCTTCCCCGATGTCCATATCAACACCGAAATTTTTTAGCTGGGCCGCAAATTTTGGCGCACCCATGCCATACCCTGCACCAAGGATGGTGGTCTTGCCAACAAACCGTTGTTCTTTAGTGATTTTTTCTTCGGGAGCGTCGTAGATGTGAGAAGCCATCTTTACGTAAACATCTTCTCCTTTGGCAAACGACTTGGTTAACTCAGTCTGTTCCGCAAGCCATGCGAGTACCCGCGCCTCAATCTGCGCCGAGTCAGCATCTATCAGGGTATGTCCTGCCGGGGATATGATACTGTTCTTTAGCTTCTTACCATTAGCACCACGACTGGGTAGGTTTTGCAGATTGATCTTGTCATCCCCGCCCCATCTACCAGTATGTGCGGCGTAGTATCTGACAGGCACGGGCAGCAAACCGCGTTTGGATATGTCGATAAATCGTTGCGTCCGCGTTTCCTCCAAAGTAGACTTCGTACCCATCCTCGCCGCAACTAACGCTTGTACCTGCTCGTTATCATGCTCTGCTAACGCCAGAAACCCCTCGTCAGTCTTGGCGAAGGCGAGAGCTTCCTTGCCAGTAGTAAGACTTATCTTTGTCGGTGGGGTAACCCCAAGAGATCGCAAAACTTCCGCAAACTTTGGATTACTCATTAGCTCTTCTTTGGTGACTCCGGCGGCCTCTAACAAAGCATCCTTACGGTCACGTGTTTCTATAAGATGTTGTTCCAACAACCCAAGATCTAAGTCCAAGGCGGGCTGGATAAACATCCGTAACGTCAGGTCGATCAGCTTCATTTCTGAGCGGGGGAAATCTTTCGCCATTTTCGTGAACAGCTTAAAAGTAAGATCTACGTCATTGACGCAGTAGTCACCATATCGGGATAATTCTTCGCTGGTAAAATCTTCTCGGTGCTTCCCCAACGCACGTACTACTTCTGTGCCTTTTTTACCAACTCCGTATTTTTCACTGACGGCTTGGAGACTTGCACTAGTCTCAACCCCATGGACAGCACGGGCAATGCACATAGTATCAGCGTAAACGCGAGGGTGGATGCCAAAATGCCAAGCAAGAATAGCGCCATCGAACATGGTATTATGGCAAACCAACATAGCGTTTTGCCAAGGGAATTGACGCAGGTATTTAAGAAGTTGCTCCGATGTTCCACTGGCCCACTCCGTAGCTTCCTGATTAAATTTAATACCAACGCCAATCACTTCGAATCTAGGATCTCGTACGTACTCTTCTGTTGTTATCTTCTTTAGAGAAAACTCCTTGTCGTAGTACGTCTCAAAGTCCAGTGTTATGAAATCCATCATTCGCTCCTAAACTACTGATTACGGGCTCGAAACTCAAAAGCAAGCGATAAGTAATTAACCCCGTCATCGCCATGGTCTGTAATTCCCGGTGTCTGATTTGAACGGCATATCTTCATACAGGCCAATATGAAACAAATGTGAGAGGGTTTCACCGAAGCCTCAAGCAAAGCCGTTGCCATGATGGCGGTCCTGACAATATTTGCTTCCGGCACTCCATATTGTTCCCCACGCTCCTCAAGCAGAGAAGAGCAGCGTTTATACCTCTCCTGTATCGAATCTGTAATGCTAGTGAGCAAAAAGCCCTCGCCATCAACAGGAGAGGTTTCCCGGTCTAACCCATCCCCGACTTGCTTGGCCTCTTTCTTTGGTCCGAAAATTTCAGAGCGCACGAGGTAAACATACTTCGAACTGCACTTAACTTTCTTCGCTATTTCGTGCACGTCACCATCAGGGTGTTTTTGTAGGTAGTTCATTATCTGCCCACGTTTATTTATTTTCTTCATGATATCATACCTTCTTATGTTGTGTTTCATTCAGGGGTAGTTCGAGTTGATCGGGGTCTTTCATCTCCTTCAAATAAGTTAAAAGGGTGTCAGTAAAAAACTGCCGTGCAGCGGCTAGCTGACTGATGTGGAATTGTGCTTCCGCGTATTTCATATCCAAATCACGAATTTGCTTAACAGCATACTGTGCCGCGGGGTCCATCTCTTCGAAGTCATAGCCCACGCCATCAATAGTTATAATGTCTTGTCCGTCTCGCATAGTGCGTCTCCAAGGTTAGGTTGTTAGGACCGCCCCCCTGCCCGACTAGTATCAGTAGTCGAACACAGGAGGGCTAGATTTAACGTGTCTCCACGGTAAGGTCACAGTTTCCAACGAAAGGACAAATTGAAGATCGCCCTTACTGCGGCGGATAATTACGCCTCTCACCGCTTAGCGTCTTGCCAGATACGTATGAGGCATCTTCGAACCTCATTGATATTGGTCTCATTGATAACTAACACGAGACCGCCCCGCTTGGAAATATCGTCTAAATTTTTCTGCTGGAGCGGGGTAGGCTTATTGTCTCCCGCCTTGCATTCTATGCCAAAAAATCTCCCGTGATAACAACCTACTATGTCTGGCACACCGCTTCTCCCATAGCCGCCCGTACGCGGGTAGAAGTAGTATGTGTCAAATTCCTTCAGAATTGCGACTACTTTTTTCTTGACCTTGCCTTCCGGTGTCATCGCCATCGTTATTCTCCCTCTTGTAAAAACTGGCTTCAATGGGAGATGGTTTTACCCACCTCCCATCTTGTTAGTGTTGCACTAACCAGATGCCATAACCGAAAGCAGCTTCCGGTTCCATGCCGTCGTGGTACCAATCAGCAAGAGGGCCAGATAACCCTTCCAAAAAGCTGTCTATATGCCCATCCATCGTCCGAAGTTCTTGTTCGGCTATCTTACAGTCCAGAATGTCCTTGGGGTACTCACAACAGATAGCTCGTAACGCCAACAACCATTTGTCAAAGGTATCGTATCTGGCCCTAAACTCAGCGAGTGCCTGTTGTTGTTCGGGGGTGAGCCGAAAATTAACGTGAATTACGTTACCGTCACTCATGTATATCTTCTCCTCATTTTGTTAGTGTTGCACTAACAGTTTACGTTGACAGCTTACGCATCTTCAGAAACCCATACGGGTCTGCGTCAGCTTTACCCGTACCGCCACAAGTTGTGCACTTTCGTGTACCTGTTGGCGGTAATCTAGTTTTACCTGCAAAGTGACGCCTCGAACTCAGATGAACCTGTTCCTCGCCCGTACCCTCAC